CGTTTTGTAGGTTGCTAATTGTCGTAAATGTGGCCCCGTTGTCGGTGCTGTATTTGGCTTGAAAGTTCCAAAGCATTAGCCAATACTCGCTACTCGAATGGGTACAGACCCGTTTTGGCGCATGTAGGCGCGCAGAGCGCTTACTACTGCGTTCGGGTCGCCGCCGTTTACGTTTATGGTTACGTTGCTGGTTGCCATTTGTGCGGCTCGAGTACCGTTCATATTGTCTGTGGCGTTGATGCTGCCAAGTACAGGTCCAAACGGGTTGGTGATGGGTTCTGGGGCTGCGCCGCCATTAAACACACTGCCAAGGCTGGCGTCTAACTGTTGGCCAATTTCCGTGACGCTCTGCGGGTCGAGCGCAAACCGTAATAGAAACTCAGTGTTAGCGATAACACTATTAACGCCGTCAACTATGGCTTGTGCTTGGTCAATACCCGACTTGTACCACTTGTCGGCAGTCAACTTTGCGATACGGTCGGCAGCTGCGTTAATCGTTGTCGAGATACCTACCAGACGGTCAATAGATGCTTTACCGCCGGCAAGTAATCCTTTAATTATTTCTAGGCCTACGTCTGCACCGCTGGCAAGAATGGACTTGAGTAGCTCGGGGTCATCTAGCCCGGCTGCAATAAGGTTTTCTATGCCGGTAGCAAGTTCGCCAGCCTTTTTGGCTTGGTCGTCAAGTACACCAAAGAATGTTTTTGCGCCTTCGCTATCTGCTGCTGTCGTCCATGCGTCGCCTACGTTAAATATGCCGCGCACCACGTCTGCAGTGGCATTGTAGAAAGCGTTGTAGTTATCGGTCGCCTTGGTCAGCTGTTCGTTGGCGCGCATGAGCGCTGGGCTGAACTTGTCTTTAACTGTTTGTACCGCGTTGTCGTATGCGTCTTTGAGTTGACGTACTGCCTCAGCGTGCTTACTTGTTGCTTCTGCGGCGCGTTTGGCGGCCTCTGAAGCCTTTTTACTGCTGGCTGTGCTTTTGGCTATTTCAGCATTCGCTAGACGTTGTTGTTCAATGTCTACGGCTTTTTGATAATTGGCGCGTTTCTGGTCTTGGTCTAGTTGTAATAGTACGTCCGACCATGCTTTGGTGTTTGTGTACGCGTTGGCGAGTGTCTCGTTAAGTTTGTCGGTATCGGTTTTAAGTTTGCCGATATTAAAACTGAGCCCTAAAACTTTGCCGCCAAGGTTCAGAACACTTGAGCCGAAGTTAATGGCATTGAATGCGCCCTGTTTCATGTTCTCAGCAAAGCTCTTAGAGTCGCTGGTGTTCTTTTTGAGTACATCGCTTAGGGCTGTGGCTGGGTCAATGAACCGTTTTAGTTTTGTTCCGAGTTCGCTGATTACGCCGCCTAGCCCGCGGTCGTCCATTATTTTTATGAGTTTGTCTACATAGTCGAGTAGTTGCCCAAGTTTTGGTAGCACTCGATAGCCAATGGCTTCTACCATTTCGTCAAACCGTACTTTGAGTATTTGTAGACGGCCAGAGTATGTGCTTGCGTTTGCTGCTGCCGCGCCACCAAACTGCATCGTTAGTGCCTCTTGTGCAGCCTTAAAGTCTTTGGTTTTGATTATGTTCTCATCAAGCGGTACGCCAAGTTTTTTGAGTGCTGTGAAGTTGCCGTCGTAAGCCTTGCCGATAGCGGTGCTGACGGCTGTTAAATCTTTGCCGGTTGCAGCTGACGCGTCGAGCGAAAGTGTGAGCAACTCTTGAGCCTTGGCGGCATTGCCCGTGTACCTGACTAAACCGGCAAGTGCTGGTCTCAGTTGGTCGTCGGCCACGCCTGTGGCTAATTGCGTCTGGTCAACGAACGCCGAAACGCTATCTACAAGTGCTTGGTTAGGCCCAAGGGTTGCGCGTAACTGTGTTTCTAAAAGTTTGCTGCTGCGCTCGTCCTCCATCGCGGCTTTGGCGGCAGTGACAAGACCGCCAGCCAATGCGGTAACTGCGCCTGCAGCCGGCAACATTGCCTTTTGCAATAGAAAGCCGCTTTTGGCACCAAAGCCCTGCAAGCTCTGAAACTCTTTTTTGGCGCTGTCGAAACCCTTAGTGTTCAGGCTTGAAATAATCGGAATGTTGATAGCCATTAGCGCGCTCTTGTCGTTACTAGGTTGCGGTTGACTATTGACATTACGCGCTCAACTATCTTTTCTACTTCTTTTTCTACTGCTGGCAACACAGAATTGGCGGCAGGTTCTAGTGCGCGCGGCGCAGCTTTAGGGCCTACGTGTTCGCCTTCAGCCAAAAGGTTAGTAACAAACTGCCCGCCGCCTCTGATGCCTGCATGGTCCCAGATAGCGCCCGCAGCGTCCCGTTGCTGCAATACAAGCAGCTGGTATTGCGTCGCCTTAAAATCGGCTGTGCGGCCATTAGAGAACGTCACAGTACGCGCACGCTGACCGCGTTTGCCTACAACGGTACGTATGCCGGCTAGGACGCGTTCACGTTTCCACCCGGTACCGTCACGGCCTTTAATCATGTTGCCGTTAACCATGCGCGACAATGGCGGGCTGGTAGGGATAAACGAGCGCGCAGCTGTAACAAGTCGAGTGCCCGCGCCAGCCTGAACGTCTTTAGTTATCTGCCGGCGTAGCGTGCGGTCAACTTTGTTTATCTCAGCAAGAGCCTCTTGAATGCCGTATACCTGATAACTAGCGGTGGCTGGCATGTTCTTTACGCTGCCTTTCTAGAATATCTATAACGGTGGCTAGGTCTGGTAACTCAAAGTCTACACTTGGGGGCCACCAGCCCGTGTGCAATAGCAGTTCGGCTAGTTGTCGCCGGACGGTGCCGGCTCTGTAAAACTTTGTGGCTCACTGTCAACAACCTCGAGCAACTCAATGTCGTTTATGAACTGGTCGAGCGTGCCGGGCACAATAATGCCAGCGCGGGCTGATGCGTCGTATGCCATGAAAGCTAAATCTTCCATGCCTACGCCTGCGCCAAGGTCGCTGGCGCGGCGCTTAAAGCGTCGTTCCCATGCGACAATGACCGCGAGGCTAGTGGTTACCTCGTATGGGTCTTGGTTTTGGCGTTGTACTTTGAGCCGTAATTGCATGTCGGGCTACCTTTCGGGTTGAGTATTAAACGATTGCGACTGAGTAGACACCACCAGTGAAAGTGATGTCAATGGTATCGAGCGCGCCAAGTTGTCCGTTTACCAATGGCAGTGCCTCTAAATATGTTCCGGTCAGAGTGTGAATTGGGTTAGTCGCACTGGTGCTGCCAGACGTTGGCTTAACGGTTACTGTAGTTGCGGTACCGACAAGAGCTTTAAGCGTTGCATAAGTCTCAGTAGTTGCGTACGAGTTGTAGAGCGTCACAGTCAATGTGTTGTTTTCAAGGCCAGACGTATAAACACGCGAGCTTGAGCCAAACGCTGTGGACTCAAGAGCCTCGATAACGCGAGTAAGTACCGCGCTACTGGTCTGGTCGGTCAAGTCTACCGAGTTAATGGTGACGACTGGGTTAGAAAGATAAGTGCTAGTTGCCATGGTGTTTAATCCTCGCTTGGTTCTGTGTCTGTTTTAGCAGGTTTTGGTTCGGTTTTGGTGGACGTTTCAGTTAAGAAACCGCCGGCAATAAGCGCCAACACGTTTACGCCGTCTTTTTCTGCAGCTGCGGCGTCAAAAAAATCGCCAATTTTGCCTAAACGTTCGCTTGAAATCTTAAACATAGTTAGCCTTTCACGCTGTCTGTGCTTGCATTGTAATGGTTAAATCGTATGCCGGATAGTCTGCGCCGCCTATCATGGCGATAGTTGGCCGGCCGTCCGTAAGCCCAACGTTAGCCGCCAAGACTTTGCTGGCGAGGTTTAGTAGTGACCGTTGCGCGTCGAGGTTGTTAGGCCCCAGCGTGATGACGCGCACCGGAAAGGTCATCTTTACTACGTTGTAGTTAAACGCCTCGAATGTTGGCGCGTCTATAAAGGCGCATGGTGGTACAAGGTTGCGCGGGTCGTTTACTACTTGTAGACCAGATACAGCGGTAAGCGTTGCTGTAAGGTCGTCTAGAGCCTCGTTAAACAGGTCCGTAAAGGCGACAGGCATGCGCTATGCGACCTGTGGTCTGTCTATGCCAAGCAGTTGTTTTATGATGCCTGAGAGCCCAGTAACTGATACGGCCCCGCCGTCTGAGAAGCTACTGAAATTGTCAATACTTCCGCGCTGGCGGTACAGCATGCCGCCATATTGGATAGTGCCCAGCGTTACGTCGCCGCCCGGGCTTGTGCCTAATAGGTCTGTCCAACCTGCCTCTTGCCTTCGGCGATAACAAAAATTATTTGCCGCAGCTGCGCATTGAGTTAAAAAAGTTGTATCGGCCGCTGTAGCCGTGCCAATGCCTAACCAGTCCTCAATTTGTCCGGCAGTAATCCAAGTGCAAGTAGGCGAGTGCGTAATAGTCCCGCTTGAAGCTGTGCGCGTAACGTCTGTGCCAGTGAGCGCAAAAAGTACTTGATTTTCAATACTGACGTTGTAGTCAAATACTAAATCGCCTTCAGCGTCTGTACCGATATACAAATACTCTGGGCGTGCATACACAGTGCGCGAGCCGTTAAATGTTGCGTCAACGCTCGCCACCGTGATGGTTTCGCCAGCCTGAAGTTCAGGCGTTGTAAGTAATTGCAGTACGCCGTAATTGTCGAGTAGCTGTTTATGTGTGACCGTGTAAACCGCCATGGCGGAAAACCGCCTTTCGGGTTAGGCCTGAGTAATTTTCTGAATCATGTTTGCATTGGCCTTGAAGGTCGCTGCATAACCAAAAACGCTCATTTGACGGCCCAAAGTGCTTGGTACTTCAACAGTGAGCATGCCGCGGTCTTGGCGATATACCTCAAAAGCGTTTTGGTTCATAATTACCATGGTCTTGGCTGCAAAGTTTTTGTCTACGACAATTTGCAAACCGAGTGGGTTCATACCTGACCATGAAGTAGCGGCACCAGCGCCAAGGCTGTTCATACCGTTTAAGCCCGGTGCGCCAATGGCTGGGAAAATTGGACGGTTTGTGGTGTCGGTCAACTGGCCCATAAGCGCCCATGTGGCTGGGTCCACAAAAATGTGGGTTGGCAACATGTTTGTAGCAGCTGATGAAACCACTGCAGCGTCATAAATTGACTTCATTAAGTCTGCTACTGACAAGTCCCAAACGCCGGCTGATGTTGCGGCGGTGAGCAAGTTGTCTGCTGCGTAGTTGTCAATCGCGTCGAGGTACTGGCCGGCAAGGTCTTGCACAATAATTTGCATTGCTGCTGGGTCTGTAAAGTCAAGCACTTGGTATGACAACTGAGCGCTACCAGCAAAAGTTACTTTTGTAACGGTGTTGCTTGCGATAACGGCTGTGGTTGCTGATACTGCGGTGAGTTCTGTTGACTGTTGCGCAACTGTTGGGTGCGTAGTCCACGTAGGACGGATAAACGTAGCGCCCGCACCACTGTTTGGCATCGCGCGAGTTCCCAGCGCACTGAGCACAGGCGCAATATAGTTAATGTCCTGAAACACGGGACCCAAAATTGGAACTGGGACCAAACCAGCATCATTCGAGAGGACGTTGTCCCCAGCGGCGGCTTCAATAGGCGATTTGTTGTATGCGCGGTACTCAGCAAATACTCGCTGTGCAGACGCGGCAAGTTCTCCGCCTTTGTGCATTGCTGCCACAAATTCGCCAGCACTTGGCAAACGTGGTTCACGCTTAACAGTTGCGAATAATGGGGCTGATGCTTCAATAACTTCTGGTGCTACTGGTTCTGACATTTCGGTTACTTCCTCTTCTGAAGGTTCGTCTGTGGATAAGTCTATATCGGTTGTTTCGGGTTCTTGGTGGATACTTGCTTCTTGTGACGCATTAACGCTGTCTACGGTCGCCCCAGCAAATGCCGGTTGCGGCACTAAACTGAGTTCTAACCAGTCGGCTGCTTTTATAACCATTACGCCGTCTTCGCTATAACTAAAGTCTGTGGGGTTTACGCCAACGCTTACAGAGTCGAGCACGCCGTCAGCTGCAAGCACTAGGGCTTCGTCGCCTAGGGCCGTGGTGGATACTTTGGCGGTGAAGTACATGGCTGTGTTGTCCGCGGTGCGCTCAGTTACAAGGCCAATGGCTTGGGTTGAGTCGTGGCTCATGTAAAGCTTTGGGGCTTTACCTTCAACGGGCAAACTGCCGGGCAAAAAAGACACTTCTTGGCCGCCTGAAACTACAGCGGTTTGGTTATATGGAAGCGCCACGCCAGTTATTGTGCGCTTGGCTGTACCGTCCGCAGCTGCAGCGTCAACGGTAAAAGTGCTGGTGGTTAATCTAATCATGATGCCATTTCCTCTTGTGTGTTTTGGTCGGGGGCTTCGCTTGGCATGCCGTTAGGCATTGTGTCGGCTACATAGTTTTCGCCTAAGTAATCGTCGGTATCGAAACAAACGTAAGTACCGCGGGGCAGTACGTTGTTCATGCTTAATGTGCTGGCGATGCAATCAGCGTAAGGTTTTACGCCAAATATGTAAAGGTCTGCACGGCTTTGTTCTGAGCTGGTATAAGCGTATGCGCCAGTACTGACCCCAACAAGGTATGGTGGAACCCCACACAATCTAGCCAACTCAAGAGCGCTGTACTGTGCGCTTTCAATCATCAGCATCTTGTCTGGGGTCGCTGTAGAAGGCTCATATTTTAAGTACTCGTTGAGCGCGGCAGTCTGATTAGTTAAGCGGGCTTGGTTAAATGCAGCTGCAAGGTCTGCTAATTCTTGTGCGCTCAAAGGCTCGCCACCAGTCTGGGAGAGCACGCCAGACGGAATAGAAGACCGGGCATATGTATAACGGCTGTCCTCTATTTTAAGCGCCGTGGCTATAGTCTGCTGGCTCGAGTACACAATGCCTTGAATCGGCGACAGAAATTGCACAATGTCTTTAGAGTCCATCGGGTTACCGGCAAAGTAAATGTCTTGTGACGGGCCGAACGGTACGGTGCTTACTGTGTCGCCAAGCGTGATGCTGCCAACTGGTAGGCGCTTAAACTTGCTCGGGAAACCATCGGCTGTGCGTTCTTGAATGTACCAGTAAGCGCGACCGTAGAATAATAAATCGTCAAGCGTCCATGCCATTAAAAAGTTGTAAGTAACGCTCGGGTCGGGCTGACGCAACCATGAACGTGGCGCTAATGGCAATTCTTCCATTTCGCCGTCTACGTCATTCCACATTTCACCATACATTTTGAGTGGCATACAAGCGATAACCGATGCCAGCAAGTCTCGAGCACGAGAAACGGTAGCCAGTTGCATTGCCGCGCCACGGCGCTCGCCTTCAACATAATTAAAAAAGTTGTTGACAGGGTTATTAGAAATGCCGGGAGTATTAGCAAAACCTACAGCGGCTTTTATCTCAGGCTCAACACTGGTGCCTATTGCAGCGGTCTTATTTTTGCCAAATATAGCCATGTGGATATCTTGCCATTCTTTTATGCGCGAGTTGTGGATAACCTCGCAAAT